CTGGTCATACACAGAGGGTGTAGCAACGCACGACACTACAACACTAAATGACACAGCAGACACACATTCAGTTGGTACAACTAATTGGAGTGGATCAGCAGAGGCATTTTGGGATATTGATGATACTGCACAAGCAGCATTGACCATTGGCGCATCAGTTACGTTGAAATTTTACCCAGAGGGTAATTCAACTGGTGACAAAGGTAAAACCGGCACAGCAACCGTTGAAACAATCACCGTCAACGCTGCAACCAATGACTCGCAAGGTATTTCATTTGGCTTTAAGGGTAACGGCGCATTAGCAGACTTAACAGTATCCTAATCAATGGGTATTAAAGACAACGCAAAAGCGCAATTCAGCGACATTATATCGGGCGAACTTTTATCGATATATGTTGAGGAGTGGAAAGATACCATCTATTACAAGGCAGCGATTAACGGCAAGAAACAAGCCCAGATCTTGAAACTTTACGATCAAGGCAAAACCGTTGATGCAGTTTGTATGGCATTAATCCAACGTGCGCTTAATAAAGACGGCGATCCGATTTGGCGTGTTGGCGAACTCAATGAACTTATGCGTGAATATGATACAAACGTCATTTCACGTATTGTTGAGCAAATTGCTGATAACGAAATAACGGTAGATGAAGCAAAAAAGCCTTAGAGGCAGATTTTGATCTGCGCTTTTGTTTGCAACTTGCTGAGATTTTGCACAAATCGTTAGATGAGGTGATGGAATTAACAACGGCCGAGCATAAATTATGGGCGGCTTATTTTGAACTAAAAGGGGAAAACAGTGGCTAACGCGCAAGCAAAATATGTCATTAAGTTAGAGGATAAAACCAAAAGGGCATTTAAAGCCATTGGTAAATCTTTAAAGCGTACAACCTCGGCCGTTTTCTCCATGAAAACCGGCTTTGTATCCGCCGCAGGCATTGCCGGCATTGGATATTTTGTTAAAAAATCCCTAGATGCAACCGATGAAATGGCCAAAATGAGCCGTGCCATTGGTGTATCCGTTGAAAATCTCCAACGCCTCAGACACGCTGCATCTTTGGGTGGATTAGAAGCCACTCAGCTTGATAAAGCCGTGCAAAAGTTATCCGTTAATATGGCGGACATGTCAAAAGGCATTGGCCTGGCCAAAGATGTGTTCGACAAATACAATATCAGCGTGACTAATTCAGACGGCACATTGCGTGACACAGTGGATGTGATGGCCGATGTTGCAGACGTAACCGCCGGCCTCACCAATAAAACCGAAAAAGCCGATCTAGCTTACAAACTCTTTGGCGCACGTGGCGGCAAGATGATCAACGTGCTAGAGGGTGGATCAGTTGCCATGCGCGAGGCGATGATGGAGGCCGATAAACTCGGTTTGGTTATCACTGAAAACACCGCCAAAGGTGTTGAAAAGGCTAATGATGCCTTTACTCGACTAGGTAGTTATTTAACATCTTCATTTCATCGAGCCGTGGCCAACCTTGCTCCACTTATTGAAAAAATAACAAATGGTATTCGTGAATGGGTTGAGATGAAGATCGACAAAGCCGGCGGTATTGGTGAGGTTGCAAGATCAATGGCAAATATGGTTATTCTTGCCACGGTATCAATTGTAAAAGCCATCCAAAATGTTGGAAATGCAATCTTTAACCTGGGCAGGCAGTTTGAACAATTGCCATTTATGGGTGCAAAATCCACTAAAAAACTTAAAAAAGAAATTGGCGATTTAGAGGGGTATATTTTAGCCACCAAAAGTCGTATTGCCGATGGCGGTATTTCCGGTATTTTTGGTATGGATGAATCAACATTAGAAAGCCAATTAAAAAAATTAGGTGAATTAAAAGAGCAATTAAAAAACTCTAAAAACACTTTTACCAATATTGAAGCAATAGATTTATCTCATATTGTGTCATCTTTGGAATCAATGTTAATACCAGTACAGCAAACAACTGAGGCGGCAGATAAATTAAAAGATAGTTTAAGTCTTGGAGGTGATGAGGATGGCCTATCAAGTATGAAAACCGGGCTTGAGGAATTTAAAGAAACCTTTAATACGGCATTTTCAACAATGGAGGATAAAGGCAAAAGTGCTTGGCAAAATATTGGATCAAGTATGGCCTCTATATTTGGCAATGGCGGTACTTTATCCACCTCATTGGGCAAATCAACTGCCGATTTATTAGTGTATGGCAAAAAGGGTGACATGACATTTAAAAAGCTCGGTCAGTCTATTATGGCCAGTGTGGTTGGATCACTGGTGCAGTCGGGTGTGCAAATGGCAATTAATGCGGTTAAAGAAAAAATGTTCGGGGCGCAATCGGTTGCCACAGCGATAGGTATTGAAACCGCTAAAACGGGTGCATACGTAGCCGGGCAAACTGCCAGAACCGCCACCTCAGTTACCGCAGCTGCCACAGAAACCGCGGCCTGGACTCCGGCGGCTCTTATGTCATCCTTGGCATCATTTGGTGCAAACGCAGTGATGGCAATTGCCGGCATTATGGCCGTGTCCGCACTCATGAAATCATTTGATGGTGGTGGCTTTACCGGTGGCGGTGCAAGATCTGGCGGTGTCGATGGTAAAGGTGGTTTTATGGCGGTGATGCATCCAAATGAAACCGTGATCGATCATACCAAAGGCCAATCAGCCGGTGGGCAAACTGTTATTGTTAATTATTCGCCACAAGTGAATGCACTTGATCCAAGAACGGCGCAGAATGTTATTGCTGAAAACGCACCAACAATCGTGGCCGTTATTCGCCAAGCGTTTAATCGCAACGGCCAGGCGGTGGCAATATGAGTGGATCATACCCAATAACGCCAGTGGCGAACGGCATACAGATCACCGGCATTAGTCCAACACTTACCAGTTTGACTCATAGCCTAAAACGCCAGGCGCGATCACGTGGCGCGCAAAGATGGTTGATTGATCTAAGCTATCCGTTGATGAATCGGGCTGATTTCTCCCCATTATGGGCATTTGCCAACGCACAAAAAGGCCGATATGGCACATTTACTTATCAGCCACCGATTTACAAAGACACCTCCGGCACAGCGACCGGCACTTTACTTGTAAATAATGGTGCAGGGTATTCAGCCGGCGATTCAACCCTGGCGAGTGATGGGCTTACTGGCACTTTAAAAGCCGGTGATTTTATTAAATTTGGCGGCCATGATAAGGTTTATACGCTCACTACAGACGGCTCAACCTCACTTAGTATTGAGCCACCATTAATGAGCGCGGTTGTTGATAATGAAACGGTTACTTATAACGATGTACCATTCACCATGGCCTTTGCCGATGATAAGCAAGTCATGAGTATGGGTACACATAATTTTATTAATTTTGATGTTAAATTGGTTGAGGTGGTTTAATGGATAGAGGCTCAACTTCTGCATTTCAGACAGAAATTGTTAAGGATCAAAACCTGCCTTTTCATTTGGTCGAGGTATATTTTGACGATCAAACCGTTTATTTGACAGACTCATACAAAACCATTACTTACGCCGGCAATGATTATTCCGGTGTTGGACATTTTTTAGGCTTTAGTGATATTGAGGAATCCACTGAGGTGGTGGTTTCAAATGTCACTTTGTCATTATCCGGCATTGATCAAGTGTGGATATCCAATGCGCTTAATCAAGATTATATTGATCGTACTATTAAAATCCGCCTGGCTTTTTTAGATGCTTCACAAACCCTGGTCATTGATCCGGTATTGATTTTTGAGGGGCGTATGAATCAGCCAAGTATTAGCGAAGATCCAGACGGTGGCAAATCCACCGTATCAGTATCAGCTACCAATGCCTGGGTAGATTTTAGCCGTAAAACTGGCAGGCATACCAACCACGAAGAACAGCAGATCCATTTCCCGGGCGATAAAGGCTTTGAGTTTGCCTCGGAAATTGTTAAGGATGTTATTTGGGGGAGAGTAGATTGAGTCCAGATAAAGAGATAGCCTTACACGCTTATGTGCAAGAGCAAATATCTAAGCCATTTGAATTCGGTGTAAATGACTGTCCGCTATTTGTAGCCGGTGCGATTGACACTATTAAAGGCACTACATTAAGGGCTAAATATACCGGTCTTTGGCATAATCAAAAATCCGCTTGGAAATACGCCAGAAAAAATGGTGATATCTCACAACAATTAAAGCAATTAGGTTATCAACCGGTTGAAATATCTCATGTGCAAACAGGCGATATTATCGTTATGGAGCAAAGGCTAGCACACGAGAAAAAATGGCGATCAGTCGCGGTTTGTATCGGCTCTAAAGTGGCGATTATGCGTGATGATATCGGCGTTGAAATTGTTGATATTTTCAAAGTACCAAATATCACCGAGGTATTAAGATGGCAGTAGTTGGTGCGATTGTTGGTGCAGGTGCAGCAGCAGTCGTTGGTGCAAGTGTGGCAGTTATTGTCGGCGCAGCAGTTGTTGGCGCGGTTATTTTTGATTATGCCTCAGATTTACTTACTCCATCCATTCCAGGCACTCCAATCACCCCGGTCACTCCAGACTTTGGCAAAAACAGCGTAGCCAGTGGCATTCTTACCAATAAAGCCGCCAATGACGAACCCATCCCCATTATTTATGGCCAGCGTAAGGTTGGCGGTACTCGGGTTTTGCTAGAAGTTACTGGAACTGATAATGAGTTTTTGCACATGGTTTTATCAATCTCAGAGGGTGAGATTAATTCATTTGAAAATATTTATTTAAATGATGTATTGTCAACCGATGCTAAATTTAGCGGTTTTTTGGATGTTTATAAACATACTGGATCAATCACGCAAGTGGCAGACTCAAATTTAGTAAGTGCAGTTAGTGGGTGGACTTCAAATCATCAACTCAAAGGCACAGCCTATGTGTATTTAAAATTTAAATATGACCAAGATGTATTTGCTTCTGGCTTACCAACCATTACTGCCGATGTTAAAGGGGTTAAGGTTTATGATTCACGCACAACTGCCACTGCATGGAGTGATAATCCAGCCTTATGTGTGCGTGATTATTTAACCAATACACGCTATGGTCGCGGTATTGAAACAATATTAATCGATGATGTAACCTTTAATGCGGCGGCCAATTATTGCGATGAATTAGTCACCATTGGCGGTGTGAGTAAGAAGCGTTATACCTGCAATGGCGTGGTGGATACCTCAAGTGGATCAATGGATATTCTTAAAAAGCTATTAACTTCATGTAGAGGCTTTTTGATTTTTTCTGGTGGCAAATACAAGCTAGTGATCAACAAGCCGGAAACCGCTAATTTTACTTTTAGTGAGGATAATATTATTGGCGCATGGTCAATTTCAATGGGCAATAAAAACAGTCAATTTAATAGAATCCGTGCCAATTTTTTCAACCCCGATAGAAGTTGGCAACCGGATTTGGCCATTGTTGACTCGGCCACTTTGCGCACGCTTGATAATGGTTTATTACTTGAAAAAACCATTGATCTGCCGTTTACCTCAGACATTGATCGGGCGAAAATGATCACCACCATTAATCTCAACCAATCAAGGCAAGGCATTGTTTGTGAATTTAGTGCCACGATTGAGGGGTTAAGATGTGAGGCCGGCGATGTGGTTTATATTAAGCACGCCACGCCAGGTTGGGATACGCTCAACTCAAACGCCGGTAAGTTGTTTCGCATCATGCGAATTAGCTTGCGAAGCATTGATGAAGTCAAAATTATTGCCACCGAATACGATGCAACAACCTTTGACTTTGGCACAATTGCCGTATCAGATAGCGCACCAAACGCCAACTTGCCGGACATGACAACAACCGCTGCACCCATAGCAATCTCTGTATCAGAATCGTTGTATGATACGATCGGATCAGCCGGTGTTAAGGTAAGAATTAAAATAAATTGGACGGCAAGTGCCGATATATTTGTAAGAGAATATAATGTTGAATGGAAAAAAAGTGCTGATAGTGATTGGATATTCTTAACAACTACGAGAAACACGACAGCAAGATTGGACGATGCCGACCCTACACTTTATGACTTTAGAGTTAGAGCGGTTAATTCAATGGGTGTTAGTTCGTCTTATACAACATTATCTAATGTAACGGTTGCCGGACTAACAATACCGCCAGTAGATGTATCCGGACTATCTTTCATTGCTTTGGGTGGTTATGCTCATTTATCATGGGATTTGTCAACTGATCTCGATGTTAGGGTTGGCGGCAAAGTGCGCTTTAGACATTCCAATCTAACGTCTGGTGCAGCATGGGAATCATCCACTGATATTGGTGCTGCCGTATCTGGACTTAATACCAATGCTGTATTACCTTTATTGGTTGGCACATATATGGCTAAGTTTGTTGATTCATCTGGAAACGAATCTATAAATGTATCAAGTTTTGTTACAACTACCGTTCCAGATATTATCAAGATGAACGCAGTGGCAACATCAACACAACATCCAAACTTCACCGGCACTAAATCAGATATGGTTGCGGTTGACGGTATTCTTAAATTTGAGGGCGATACATTATGGGATGACTTTATAGGGCTAATGGATGTTTGGGAGTTGGTAGATATTTATGGTGGATTAGATAAATCTGGCACTTATGAATTTGATAATTATATTGATTTAGGTTCTATATATACAAGTAGAGTAACTGCTAATGTGGCATTTACAGCATTTTCACTTGGCGATAAGATTGATGATAGAACAACCCTTATGGACACGTGGTCTGATTTTGATAATATTCCAAGTGATGTAAATCTTGATTTATATATTGCTACAACTACTGATGATCCATCTGGTACGCCA